CTCGTCCACCTGATGGTTATCCTCCGATTTCCGCTGCACGATCTGGAAGATGCGGTAGTCGATGGAGTTCTCATACATGAGAACCTTGACAAGCAGTGGTGTTTCACGGTGCCCCCGGATGCCTCGCTTGTAGGCCTGGGTGAAGTTGTCATCCTGGTAGTCCAGGCTGACGAACAGGACCATCTTCAGGAAGTTCCAGTTGAAACCCACACCCATCGTTGGAGCACTCCCTACCACAAAATCGAGTCGGTGTGCGCGGAAGTCCTCATCTATTTTAATGCGTTCCTTTTCCGAGACATTACCGTTGATCAGACCTACGCGGTAGCCCTTGGCCTTGAGCAGGTTGTAGATGCGCTCCTGCTCCGGCTGAAGGGACGCGAAGATCACCAGGCGTTCCCCCTCCTCGTAGAACGATTCGGCGTACACCAGCATGGCTTCATCCTTGCCGGTCATGATGTCTTTTCCCAGCAGGTTGTAGGTCTTATACTCCAGGACCTTGCCCTTTGCATCCTTCGAGATGGGCAGCTTGACCCGCTCTGGGTGGGCCAGGATTTGACGGCAGCGAATCGCCATCACACCAGCCGTTCCTGCTTCCAGGAACCGATCCTCCAGCTCCAGGGTTGCCATCTCTGCCAGCTCTTCGTACTTCTCGCGCTGGAGCGGGTGCATCTCCACGGCCTCGGTCTGGATCACTGGAGTCGCTTTCCCATAGACGGACTCGAATGAGCGACGGATCGAGACCGCGCCCAGGACGTTCCTGAGCTTCTCATGGTTCTGCCACCCTTCGAGGGTTCCGAACCCGTCCCGTACAGCATGTTGGGCCATGAAGGATTCGTATGACCCATAATACTGCGGAGCAATCACATGCAGCACAGGGTACACACTGTTAAGTCTTCCCCGGATCAGGGTGCCGGACATGGGGATGACCGATTCCATGTAGCGGGACGCAATGTACCAGTTCTCCGTACGCTTACTGGTGTGCGTGGAGTAGTACAGGTGAATCTCGTCATGGATGCTGGCTTTGATCTCAGGGTGTTGCGTGACGAAATCCTGCCATTCCTTCGACCAGGTGTTGGCGGTTGTCAGAAAGACTTTCGCCTCAGGGTTGGACAACTGCTTCCTGCGCTGCTCAGGAGTTCCACGAACCATCACAACTTCCTCAGGCTTGAAGTCGGTGCAGGCCAGTATCTCGTCCCTGTTCTTCTTGATCAGGGACTTTGGCTGGGTCCACACTACCTTCCAACCCTTGTACTTCCAGCAGTATTCCGTGTACACGGCTGCTGTGATGGTCTTACCCACACCTGGGTCGTGCAACAACCCCGCTTTGGGGTTGTTGATAAAAAACGCCAAGTCAGCGATCTGGTCTTGGCGTGGAGTTTTCAACGGCATAGTTGATTAGGTCTTCTTGCGGTACAGAGGGAGGGCGAACACCCCTTGTGCAGTGGGGCGGCACCCGATCAGGGTTGGGAAGCGTGAAGCCTGCTCCTCGTTGACGAAGATGAAGGGCTTCTCCTCGAACTCGGACTCGATCTGACCGACCTGGGGTTCGATCCCCTCGGCCTTATCCGGATCGTGTTGCTGGATCAGTTCGAGGATGTGCGAGTCGATGTCGTTGCTCATCATGGCGTCCGGCAACGGCCCGAAGACCTTGGCATATTTCGTCCGGATACGCTGGATGGCCTCGGTGTCCAGGTTGATCGGGTCCTTCAACCCCGAGCGTTCCTGGACATCTGTCAGGGCTTCCCGGAGGACCACCTCGATCTGCTCGTCACTGACGCGGCCAAAGGCGCGGCCCTCTTTCGTCAACCACACGGCGGGGCCGTTGAGATCGATCTTCGCGCAGTGATTCACAGCGCGGCAGTCGATCTCGTTCAGCTCCCGCAGAGTTTCAGCAGGGCCGATGCGAGCTTCGTCACCGTCCGGAAGGGCCAGTCGCTCTTTCAGCTCCTTGAACACGAGGACACGCATCCAATCCTCCGGCTTGGAAGGTGGAGCGAACTCGGCATTCGCCATCTCCGGTTCCGGCAACTCCTTCAGGTTCTTGCGGAGTTGGCGCAAGTCCTTCTCCAGGGCCAGGACCAGCTTGTTCGCTTCCTCGTTCAGTTGGCTGGTGCCGGAAGTCATGATAACGATGTCATCCGACTTCAGCATCTTCAGCAGTGCCGCCAAACCTTTCAGGGTTTCTTCATTTGCTTTGCTCAGTTTCATGTTTGTTCTCCGGGGGTTAATTATACGATTACACCAGTTACATCTTCCAGGGTACGTCTTCCATACTTCTTGGTCGGCATGAGCATCACCTGTCCCGTGCTCTTTTCCAGGCCAACGTACTTGCGGTACAGCTCGGGGTCGTTGAGCAACTCGGGACGCTCAGTTGCAAGGCGAGCTGCGGTCTTCAGGTCCTCCTCGCTTGCCATGATGCAGAACACACAGCTAAAGCGCCGCATTCCAAGCTTGTAGACCAGGTGCGGTTCCTGCCCAGCGGCCTTGATCTCGGCAAACACCTGGTCCTCGGTCCAGTCGTGGATCGGGAGCCAGTCGTACCACTCGCGGCCAGCCTTGCTGTTCCGGCTGCTGAACTTGAACACCGGCAGCTTCTTGCGGCCCGAGGACTCCTGGGCACGCATCCCCATGCAGTTCACGATCAAGCCACACCCAGCTTTCAGGGCGTCCTTCCTGCCGTAGACTCTGCGGGAAAGCGCAACTGGTACGCCAACGAACTTAGCAACTCTCTCTTCGACAAGCTGCCGAATGGTTCGCTCGATCGGTCCCCGCTTCAGGTCACTCGTACACTGGCGCTGCTCCGGGGAAGGGAACATGCCCCGTTCCTCGATCATCTCCAGCAGGGTGCGACGGGAACGGCAGACATGCAAAGGCTCGTCCCCAGTTGTTGCCTTGATGTGGGAGATGGCTCCAGCCCATTCGACCGCTCCCAGGTCGGCGTGAACGATCACAAGCTGACTCTGGGGCACGTACTTGCGCAACTTCAGGTACATGGCCTGGGAGTCCTTGCCGCCACTGTGGTTGACGACGAACATGGCTCCTCGTGTGATGAGGTCCTGGATTTGTTGTGGAATGCTCATGCGTGATTCCCCCTCACCAGTGGTGTGTCCAGGCGCTCGTTCCGAGCGTAGCGGCGCAGCAGGAGGGCTCCCAGGGATTCCATGGGTAGTCCTGCCAGCTTCAGCTCATCAACTTCCCACAGCGTCGTCTGGATGCGCGTCAGAGGCGTCCTGATGACCAGGTTGGGGTCGCCGGTCAAGATTAGGCGGCGGGGCATCAGACGAGCCTCCCGCGCCATCTCCTCGACATCACGCTGGTTCTCCGTCTGGAGCCCGGTTAAGACCAATGGAGCAACATTGGTCAAGGCCAACTCCTTCATGACCTGGAGCTGGGTCATGCTGTTGAACGGCTTGACCATGCTGTAGATGGGGCTCGACATGCGCGACAGCGTGATCAGGATCAGCGCCAGTTGATTCTGCGGGTCCGAGAGGTAGGGAATCAGCTCCTCGCGTTGCCTTGGGACCGGCAGCATGGCTTGAACAAGTTGATCCCCCAGAATGCGGGAGAACTGTTCCCAGTGGACGATGTCCGGGACCGGGGCTGACTTATTGATCAGGTGTGGACACGCCCAGGCCTTGCGAAGCTCCACATGGAAGGGGGAGGGGGCCTTGAGGCCGATGAAGTTATCAGCTCCACGCCCCTGGTGCAGGTACACCACACCTTCCTCCGAGGTGTGGAGCCCATAGTGTGTGACTGGTGTTGTCATAATTTCCGCTGATTGGAAGGAAAGCCTGTAGCAGTTACCTTTGCCACAGCTTTGGTTTCTAGGGCACTACTGAGCATGGTCTGCTTCTTATTCAAGAAGTAGGTTAAGCCGTAGTGGGTAAGATGATAGCCGTTGTGACCCCTAAGGGTTCGGCACATCATCCAGTGCTGTTCTAGCTGTCTGCATATCATAAGTTCCTCGTGAGTTCACTGACGGAAGTTTTCATGTATTCTGCCATATCCTGCAAGTCCGAAAGGCTGATCTCACTAAAGCCTTGCTCGATACCCCGAAGCTTCCTGATCGACCATCCGAGGGCTTCCGCCGCCTGGGTGGTATCGTTCAACAGGTTGAAGCGGTAGGCGTAAAGCCTGTTCCCCAGTTTAAGGTGCGCAGGATCGATCACCTTATCCTCAACGGTTGGCTTTGGAGCCTCTGGGTGTTTCTCAACCTTTAGGCTCGCCAGGATACGCCGGACTTGCGGAATGGAGATACCGAACTTCGTTGCGAGCTTTGGTGCAGGCAACCCAGCTACGCCGGGTCCTCCTGCATACAGCTTCGCAATCTCCTGGTCTCGATCCGCGTTGTCCATATCAGAGGTAGGTCTTCAACTTTTCCCAGAGTTGTTCGACCGTGCCATCGTTCTGGATCACCGGCATACCTGTGGACTTGAAGTCCCAGGTCTCCGAGGCATGGGTACTGTTGCTGGCTCCCTGTCCCGGACGTTCGATGCCGATGATGGTCGCACCCAGGTCCTTCATGGCGTAGTATTCGTGAGCGAAGCGCATGTCATCGATCACGATCATTACCGAAGGGTTCACATGGTTCAGGCGCATCAGCAAGTGGTTGGTCCACAGTTGCGGCGAAAGCAGGTTTCGCCACTCCGTTCCCAGAGTCTGGAGAGCATACCGCGTGGTGTTACCCATGAAGACTTCCAGGGGCTCGTTCTTGTCCGCGTTGGTGCCGTACAAGTGGCGATCCTCCAGGCCCAAGCCCTCCCCCATTGCCTTCATCATCTTCTTCATCGGATCAGCGAAGGCCATTTGGTAAGTCCCCAGGTGATCTTTGATGAGTTTTGCAGCCGTGCTCTTTCCAGATTGAGCACGGCCACAGAGCACTATGATTTTACGGTTAGACATATTAGTATTATCCCCAGTCCTATACCTAAGATATAGTTGTTGTAGACTGCCGCACCGCAGCCCACCACGATAATGCCGGTGAGAGGGTGCAGCAGCTTTAACCGCTTCAGGAGCCTTATCATAAAGCCTCCCAGCCGTGTTTAGTTGTCGGTGCTCCCGAAGCCACCGTCACCGCGAATGGTCTTGGTCAGCTCCTTGACCAGTTCCAGCTCCGGGGTCAGGACAGGGACGATCACCATCTGGCAGATGGCATCACCGTTCAGGATTTCGAAGGTCTCAGTCTCGCTCCGGTTCCACAGGCAGGCTTTCACCTCACCAGTGTAGTCGGAGTCGATCAGGCCCACGAGGTTGCCCAGGACCAGGCCCTTGGAGCCCTTACCGGAGCGGGGCAGCAGCATCGCACCATAGCCCTTCGGAACTTCCATGCGGAAGCCCAGGCCGACCAGTTGGACTTCGCCGGGGTTCAGGGCGATGAACGAATAGGGTTCCTCGATACGGGCGAAGCAGTCGAAACCTGCGGAGCCCGGAGTGGCCAGCTTCGGAGCCTTGGCGCGAGGAGTGTTGAGCAGTTGGATTTTCATGATCAACCACCCACTTTCTCGAACGGGTGCAGCTTCGCCTGGGACTTCACCTGGGAGATGAAGGCTTTACCGACCGACTCGGCGCTGATGATGCTGTTGTACTTGGCCGCGTCCACGTTGCGGTAGTCGTACAGACCACCGTTGGAGAACTGGACACGCATGGTCGCACTCGGGACATCATGCCCCATGGCCTTGATGTTGGACGAGGTGACAGGATTCAGGGGGATGTTTTTGTTCACTTCTTACTCCTTGGTTGGGGGTTGAACTACAGGGGGTTAAACTTCGCCTTGTGTCTTAAGGCAGTTCATCATGTAGGCGTAGTGCTCGGCCATGGCCTTGGCAGTGGCCTCAGGCATTCGGTGGGCAGTGAAGCTGGCAACCTCGACTGGAAAGCCGTTGCTTTTCAGGAGGGCTTTTACTTCGAAAAACGATCCCAGGACTCCGATAAAGGGTCCGTGGACAGTGAAATTGGAAAGCTCGTCAATGGACTGAAAGGTGTTCATAAGTTCCTCGAATGGAATGGAAATGGATGTTACAGGGATTCTTTCTTGCCGTCAAACACTGCCTCTCATAAATGAGAGGCACGTTCTAAAGCTGTATGTCTTTGTACTCGGTCTTCAGCTTCTCCCGCTTCACGCGAAGCTCGTCCAGCTTCGTGCTCAGCTCCTCACGAGCATCTTCACCAAGCTTCTTGTGGTTGCGCAGGGCGTACAACTCCGAAACCCGGCTCTCGATTGCCTTGATCTCATCATCGAGGTCACTGGCCGCTCTCCAGCGTTCTTGATACTCGTTCTCTTTCTCGGCAGCTTTCTCAGCTTCATGATCAGCAGCACGAGCCGCTTCCTTCTCGTCATCGTAGATGTCCGAGAAGTAGGCACGTTCGTCGTTCATACTCTGCCAGTACCCGGCAAGGAACTTCCCGTGAGGAAGGCTCGCAACAATGCCTCGCATCTTGTTGGCCTGGTCTGGGTCTGCAAACCAGCCGGTGTGGTCGATACCTGAGTAGACCTCATCAGCGAACCGCTCGTTACGGAACTGAGGCCCATCAAAGGTGTACCAGACGGGTTCTTGCTTTCCGTTGCGGGTGTTGAAGCCCTGATCAAGGCTCGATGCACCCTTGAAGTTACCGAACCTCATGTCCCGCCAAGAATTGGCATTGGTTCCATGTGGGCGTTTGAGGGCATTTTCGAAGTCCCTTCTCAGGATCGCAAGACGGCGAGGTGCGCCGATCCAAAGGTTAAGATAATCGGCGCTCATTTCTTTTCTACCTCCTCTTGATGTTCTTCGAGCCACATCCAGGCCTCGTATTCCGAGTCGAAGCCCTCCTTGATGATTTCCTCACCGTCAGGGTGCTGTTCGTCCTCAAACACATTCCTGTAGATGTACCACTTCCGTGCCCCACCTTCTCGCTTGAAGCTGGACCCATAGTCCATGTTTTCCAGTTCGTCTACCAGCTCTTCGTACTCCTTCTTCTGACGTTCGAACTCCTCCTCGGCATACGGCCTGAGCTGTTCACGAACAGCCACCTGAATGATGTCCCACACGCTGGGGTTCGAGGAGCCAGTCCCTTCTTCGACATGTGCCAGCGAATGATCACTCTCCAGGAGTTCAACCATCTCACCTTGATGGATCGGGACCTGAGCCTCCACAACCTCATCAAGCTTGTCGCTCACCGAGTTCGGGTAGTAGAGCAGGTCAGGCATCTGCCGCTTGATCTCAGCATCGATGTCTTCCTTCAGTTCATGTAGTGTCGTCATTTACTTCTCCTGTTTAGCCGATCCAGTAATTACAGATACCTGGCCCAGTTTGATACTTGTGGGCCCTGATGGTTAAAGGAACCCTGGCTCCCCGTTCTTCTAACTTGTCCGTGAACAAGTTACGAACAAACTCCACAGCTTTATCCCTTGAGAGTACAGCCGATCCATGACCGCCTAAGGAGAAGCACTGATCGTCATTATCCACGACAGGCACATCCATCCAGATGTGAACATAGAACCTTGTTCCTTTAGGAGCCCCCTTGATCTTGGCCGCAGCCTCTGCACGGGTGAGCTTCAGCTTCTCCTCTGTAGAATCAGCCATTCTGAGTCTCCTTGACCAGGCCCAGTTTCTTCGCCATCAACTCCAGCTCGGAGTAGGCGATGTCATGGCAACCGACCTTGATGCTGCCGTCCCCACGCACTTCGTTGAGTTGGTAGTTCCCCAACATGACCACATCACTTCCGCTGAAAACCGTAGAAAGCCCAACACGTTTGTTGCGCACAATGGTGAACCACAACTTCTTGGCGTCCCCAGTCGGGATGCGAGCACCCCAGCTCGTTTCGATCTCCTCTCCGGACTTCGACAGGCGCAGGGCCGGAGCCGTGCCATGGAACCTGCGCTGGACAGGCTCATGGTTACGCCACTTCTCCAGGTCCTCCAGCTCCTCCTCGGCGCGGCGCTTCTTGGCTTCTTCCTCAGCCTTCTTCCGCTCCTGCTCTTGTACAAGGAGCTGACCCCGGAACTTCTCCAGGTCTCCCAGCTCCAGAGGCTTGGTCTCGGTGTCTCCGGAATACTTCAAGTATTCGTTGGCCTGCTCGATCCGGCGAAGGCACTCCAACTTGATGTCTTCCCGGCGCTTCTTCGACAACACTGTTTCGGTTCCGTCCTTCTTCAGGACAGGTGCTGGGATACTGAGCAACTTACACTCCACAACACCCTTAACGTGCAGAAGGTTCCAGTTCACCGGCTTGCTAGGGTCGTGACAGTACACCCTCTTCATGTGGTGCGTAGCCCGACGAGCCTGGGACTGGTGATCACTCGTAGTTTTGGTGTGGGTTTGAGTAGTATGAACCACCGCGTTGTTGGGTAGCAGCTTTGCGATGCAAGCTTCGTAGCTGAACAGCTCAGGCCCCCGGAAGGATACGCTGCTGCACTCAGCAGAGGGATAGGACTGGTGTGCCCAGGCATGGAATACGTCGGAAGTTGTGCGAAGTTTTTTCATATGTTCCTCTTGGAAGGTTTAGTTGTTGAGGGCTTACAGATAGCCAAGGACCGTCGCATGGTGGCTGATACCCTCCATGGTCCTTGCGTTACGGACTTGATCCCGGATAGTTTCTGCCTCCTGGATCGTTGTGCAGGGGACCAGCACCGTGGCGACACTACCCTCCATGTTCCGTTGTGGGTTGATGACCTCATACTTGGTCGTGATCAATACATGCAGTGCCATTTGAATCTCCTTAGTAACCGTTCTTTTCAGCCCAGGCCATGACCTCGGCAATGACTTCCTGCGGGACTGCCAGTTCTTCGTCCCGCCCATTGGTCAGCACTCCGGTCGCGTCAAGTGCCGCTAGTGAGGCGCTGTAGCCACTGCGCCTCAAGGAGAGCCAACCTTGAGTCTCTCCCGGTTCGATCTCCAGGGACGCTTCATACTCGTCATTGTCCCCAAAGGTCGCGGTGAACGTCTTCATTTTTCCTTCCTTTATATTAGGTGGGTTGTGGATAACTTCCTCACGCTTCGGTTTCCCACGGTTCATGCTGGAGCAGGACCGGGAGCAGTAAGGTTGTCCCTGCCGTGCAAGTTGGCTCTTGCGCACAGGGAACACTACCTCACAACCTGGTCTAGCACAGGTGCAATCGACCAGCTTCGGTTCAGAAGACTTGCGCTTGTCCATTCGAGGCTCCTTATAACTAACGGCCCTTTCGGGCCGTCTGTTTATGCTGACTTGGTGCGGAGGTGAAGCTCCGTTGCTACCGGCATTCCCGCCTCATCCAATTTCACCGAGGCAGGGTAGACATGCGGCTTCTTCGGTGGAGGTGGAGGCTCCGTCGCCCGAGCCGCCTCGTTCATACGGTCCACGAGGTCGAGCCCCTTCTCCGCGCAGTAGTGGTGCAGATCGACCAGCAGGTTGTCCACAGTATCTTCCGTGGGGTTACCCGCCTGGGTCAGCAGGTTGTTCTTGTAGTGCTTCAGCAGACGCTGGATTCGGACTTTCGCTTTAGCTTCACGGCTCATTTCAGTTACTTCCTTTCTCTTGGGTTAAACTGTTATTTTAGACCAGTTCTGATAGCTTAAACAGGTCAATTATTTTCTGCTCACCTGGAGGTGGATTCTTAGGCCTTAGGTCTCCAAGCAGGGCGTAAGCCTGCCAACCCTTGGAGTGTATGGGTCGATCTACAGGCCAGCCCCACTGCTTTGATCCGTCCTTCACGGATGTGTACGCCACCCTCGGACCTATAACAGTGGTCTCTGTGCCGTTGAGATAGGCCCAATCACCCACCTGATTCTGCCAGATGTAGACTCTTCCGACCTCGTAGCCCATGTTACTTCAGCAGCTCCAGGATCGTGTTCTTGTTGATGCCCAGGGCCTTGACCAGCTCCATGGCCTTCTCCGTCTTGCCATGGTCACGGCCCGTGTGCCGGCCCTGGTGGTACGCCGTCCAGATGTGCCTCTGAACCTCTTCGTTATCCACCCGCCAATGGTAGACGAAGACTGGTTGAAGTGCTACCCCATGCAGGGGGAGGGAGTTGTTGTAGTAGAACTTCGTCTTCTCATCCTCGTGGAGGACGTAGAAGGGGGGCTTGGCAGCAACCTGGGTTGTGGTGTCGGTGGTTTCCATGATGTTTCCTTTCGTTAGTTGTCGCCGCAAGCTGTTGGAATCAGCTCGTGGCAGTTGTCACAATACAAGGAGACTTCCTCGTAGTTGATGTCCACCTGTTCGATCTTCCATTGCGGATCACCGTTCAGGGTCAGTTCCAGGTTGTCGTTGGCACACTTCGGACACAGACAACCGTTATCCTTGGTCACGTAGAACAAGGGGTACATCCCAGGCCAAGCGACCTTGTCCCACTCCTTGCGAACAAGGACAGCACCTGGAGGCCAATCCTTGGTGGCCTCCTCGAACGTGAGCCCCTGCCTGCGGTGCTCGATCTGAGGGCAGGGGTGATTGGGGTAGTTGAACACCCAGGTAAGTTTGGCTTCAGCCATGCTCCACCTCCGGCTCCTTAACCTCTGGTTCCTGAGGCTTGCCGTAGCATACGGTCATTCTAGCCTCCAGGTTGGGCAAGCTCCGTCCGCAGGTAACGCAGCTACCACCCTTCTCGGTCAACTCCGAGAGATCGTGCATCTGCTCAGCCATGCTTCACCCCACGAGCTTTGTCCAGGCGCTGGAGCAGGAACTCGATGTGGCTGTGAGCCGTGCCCATGTCTGTGTAGTAGCTGCTCGAAGTGTCGAAACTGCGGACTTGAGACCGGAGACTCCCCTCCAGGGCATCTGCGTATTCCTCCGGAGTAAGCTCTGACATGCGCTTGTCCTTGACAGCTTCAAAGTCGGGGACCTTGGTTTGCTCACGCAACCTCTCGATCTCCAGTCTCATCACATCTGCCCAGTGTATCCCCATGGTTTCGGGGGGGAATGTGGATCTTTGTTCGGCTACCCACTTCGTCTTCTGTATCCACTCTTCGAAGGCCATGAACGTGCCTGGGATGTTTCTGAAGCCCAGAGCTACTCCGATGTTCACGAATAGGGACTCGACCTCGGGACGGAAAAAGCTCCACGGGCCTTGTGCGCCACAAGTGATCTTGTAGCTGTCCACCTCACGAACCGCTCCGGCTTGGAGGAGGGTGCAGGTAAAACGTTGACGGGTTGGGTCCTGCCAGTTGGTGTAAAGCTCAGGCATTTTATTGCTCCTTAAAATAGTCGGATTCCTTGACCAGGTTACGGCCCAGGAATTTGAGGCTATAACTGAAGTCAGTGTGCTCGACGGTAAAGCGGCGAGACACCAGCTCAGCTCCGTTCATTACGATGGCAACTCCTGCTCGTTGCCCAGGCTTGTTCAGGCTGGGGTTCCAGAAGATGCCCAGGAGCCTTCCTGCTGATTGTCTTGTACAGACATTCAGCATGTGACGATGGAACTCATCGTCCGGGTTGTAGTCTTCGGCGTATTCAGCCACACTCATTATAGGACTCTCCATACTTCAACATGCGGTTTAAAGACGACCTGGAAGTTCTTGTTCTGCCCAACCCAATAGTTTGCCTTCTCCTCGGCCTCCAACTCCTGGAGAAAAGCTTCAGGAGTATTGGACCGTGGCTCATGCCCAAGCACAAGCTTGGCATGTGTTCGAGCATCCTTCGGGCCGTACAGACGCAGGTAGGCTCCGAAGCGTTTCACAGGTTTCTTTTGCTTGGGCACCTTCGGCTCCTTCTTAGGCTTGGGCTCACGCTTGGGTTTCGGGGGAGGACTTCGAACGTCCTCCATGGTTAGTCTTGACATCTCTGACCCCTGCGGCTCTTGTTAGCCTCCGCATGGGTTTCGATGTGATAGCCCATCGGCACCCTGCGATGATAGGGAAGGACCTTGTACTCTGCTTTGAGAGTCTTTACGGTAGCCCTGAAGCTCTTTCCCATATCCCACATCACCATCCTGGATGCTCGCCGGATTCTCTTCGCAGCTCTTCCGTTCATACCGGCCCCTTCTCATGAATCGGATCATCCGGGTCAGCCCCGGAAGTGTCCCAGCCAAACATCGATCCCCAACGCATGGCAGAAGCCTGGCGCTCAGTCACACCCAAGGTCTTGTTCAAGGCCTCAGCGGTGGTTTTGGTGTAGATCGGCCAGTAGCCATCCACGCCTTTCTTCACGCAGATAACTGGAGGCTCCCCCTGAGGTCCGTTGCAATGGAGCGTGTTCTTGAGGTAAGCCTTCTCGGGGAGCTTGGCGAGGTTGTGCTCAAGCTGCTTCTTTCTGCTCATGGTCATAGCTGTAACCCTCCTGGTGGACCGGGTGCTCCGGTTCTGTGGTTGTGATGATGGTCTGGCCTGGGTACATCATCAGGGCCATTCCCTCTGCCTGAAACTCGTTGTCGTGCGGATCGTCCAGGAGCGGTTGACCATTGACGAAGACGTACCACTTGCTGTGGCGGTTAAGTTGGCCGGTGCGGATCATTCCTTATTTTCTCCTCTGTCCAGAACCACTGGACCTCTTTTCGAAGGGCCTCGGTGTGCTGCCCCGAGTACGCGAGCCAGTATGAATACGACTCCTGGTCGATGATGCCGAAGGTCTTGCAGGCGGTCAAGAACCCAACGAGATACGCCTCATTTCGGCCACTGGGGAGTTTCGTGAAATCCACAATGGTCTTCTTTATGACGTTCCCGGGGAGTCGGCACCACTGGATTGTGATCTCCTGGATGGCCGTATTAGACATGGGGGCACACTCCACGATCTGCCAACTGGTTCCAGTCCAGAGTCTTCAACTCTTCGACAGGAATCTTCGCCAGGTTTTTAGCATTCTCGAAATGCTCCCCATGGATCATGGGGCGTCCCAGTTGAGTGGCACACAGGACGTACCAGTGTGGGTACTCCTCCTTGTCGAAATCCGCGTCGGTGTCAGCGGGGTGCTTGATCCCAGCCTCGTCAGCAGCGGACTCCAGCATACTTGGAAAGGCTAACATTTGTTTCTCCTTGGTTTATGCGGAGGCCCCGCAGGGCCTTCCTACTTTACTTGTTCTGGTTCGGACAACCTGCTTCAGTTTTACACAGGGCTTTACCACTTTGTACATCCCCATCAGGTGGGTTCGAACCCACCCCACAGCCTGCGATCAAGAGAGTAAAGACTACAGTGAAAATGGTTTTCATTGTATTTCCTTATGGTGAGTTGATGTAGAACTTCACTCTCCCCTCTTAGTTCAGTCGTTGCCGAACTTTAGCTTTGAACCAGGTTGTTGGTGATGGTGGTGATCATGTTAGCCCCTCACGTAAAAGGTTTGGGATTCCGGAAGTTCCAGGACCTTGTAGTCCTGGGACATGTGCTCAGCGACCTTCTCCCAGTTCACACAGTTAGAGACAATCCCGTTGGGTTGGCAATCCCCCAGGCTGTAGCAGGTTTCCTCGCAATAGTTCTGCCAGAAATCCCCGTTGATAAGGGTGGTGTTGTCCTCGTTCCAGCACCAGTGAAGTTCCCCTTCGAGGTCCTGGAGAACCTTCAGCTCCTCATGAGCGTCCCAAGCGTCGCCGTCGTCCTCGTCCACTGGTTCCTCAACGGCTCCGACCTCCACGAGGTATTTAATTCTCTCCTTCAGGTCCCCGATAGTCAGAGTGTTGTCGCTATAATTGATGTTCATTTCTTACTCCTTGGATGTAATGTTGTAGTTAGACAGCAGCCAGTCTACAATCTGCCCAGCATCTCTCAGGCTTTCCATGCTGTTTTTAACTATGTCTTCCACAAGAGTATTACGGAAGTCCCAATCCTGGGCGTCCTGCAAAGTCGAGTGTTCTTTTCCGTCCTCGGTAACAAAGACGGTTTTCTCTTTGATGGTTCCCATGCTCACTTACCTCCAAACTTGTGTTCCAGATATTCGATGACGTACTTCGCATACGAGCACAGGACCTCGTGTCCCTCGAATACGAAGCTCTCTTTTCCTTCGGCCTCAGCCTGTGCCTTGGCCTTCTTGAAGGCCTCCAGTTTCTCAGGCGTAAAGTTGATGCTGTTCATTCGAACCTCCAGCATGGGTGTATCCGATCTTTAACTTCCTCCGGAACTATTTTCACACCTACCATCTCCTGGAGACTCGCTAACTGTTTGACACGAGCATACTTAATCATTTCGTGCCTTAACCTCTCGCTCCAGACCAGTGTGTACTTGACGCCCATAGAGTCCTCAACTTCCAAAGGTTCGTAAGGGTCAGTGATTTTGGTGATGGTAACCATCTGGATTTTGTCCGTTATAGCCCGGTGGACTGAGAGTGTGGGGGGAAGCTTCATGCAGCTTCCTTCCCATGAAGTTCCTCGTTCTTGTTGATGATCTTGGTGCGCAGGCCTTCCAAGGTGCTGGCGGTCAGCTCCAGATTCCCCATCCTCGCAACATGGCGGTTGCGCAGGTTCCTGGTCTCGTCCTCGGTGCAAATCCAGCCGAAGACGTAGCGGGTGCATGGTAGTTGTGCGAGGGTCATACCGATGCCTCCTCCGAGGTGAGAATCTTCTTCATCAAGGCCAGGGCTTCCGTGCAGGAGAGTTGGGCCAAGGCAATCTTCTTCTGGCAAGCTTCCTTTCCTGCTGCATTGAGGAAGCGACCGTTTAGCATCTTGCTGAACTGGTGGATGTTGGAGTGGTGACGGTCCAGGCTCCGGCCCAGTTCGATGAGCTGTTTGATCTCGGTGTTTGTCATGTTAGTTATCCCAAGGTGGAAGTACATCAGTTTCAAGGTCCAAAGCGTTGAGCAAGTCACGGAACTTGACCAGCAAGTTCTTCATGGTGGCTTCCGTGTCCTTGTTCAACGGGCGGCTTTGCAAAGCCTCACACATGGAGATGACCACGCTCCAGGTGGTAGTCGTAAGCGGGGACTGCTGAGGTTCTGAGGCCCGTTTCTGGGTCTCCAACGTGTTCGACAGCAGGTACAGGAATTCGAGGTTATTCATGTGGTTCAGTTGAGTCTCCAGAAAGGAGTCCTTGTCCTCCGCGTCTTCGTAACGGTGATTCTTGTGGAAGTCGCGGTGCAGTTGTTCGAACACGAGTTCGCAAAGGTCTTTGCTCATGGTTTAGTTCCAAAGGTTTTCGCAATAGGGCTCAGCTACGTTGGCTGCGCACTCGTCCATCGTAACTTCACCAACCTTTTCCCACAGGGCTTCGACCTCTTTAATGAAGTTGTCGGCCTCCTCACCCTGCATGAAGATGTCTTCCTTCCCATGTGCTGAGATACTGACCGTGGAAAGGTCACGGTCCCTATCCACCGTGACATCTTTCATGCGCTCGGCAGACTCCTTGATGATCTTGGTGAGGCGCTCCCGCTCCTCAGGAGTTAGAACCTTGGCCTGGAAATGTTCCACCATGGCGAGCAGCTTCTTTTCTGCTTCTTGTGCCTTCTTCATGGTGTCGAACTCAGCCCACTCGTAAGGGTCAGCATAGGACTCAGACCCGGCTTCAAGGCTCCCATTCGTGGCCTCGCACGACATACGGTCGTACTGCGTGGTGTCGTGGAACTGCGTCCAGACAGCATCTGGGATCAGGACCTCGACCCGGTGGATGGTTTTCGTGATGATAGTCATAGATTGTCCCTGTAATATGTGATTCCGTCATCACACAACCAGCCATCCTTGGGAAGGATGTAGCCATTGCCGGTGGGGCTACCTGAGACCTTCGCCACCAACTTGCAGTGGTGAGTCTCCCTGAATACTTCCCACTCGGCATCCTCCTTCTTGGACACGCCCCAAATCAGGATGGTGATCAGCATGAAGAGGAAGAGAAACAGCCCACCAATGAAGACCAGTTCCGATGTCTCCCTGAAGAATCGCTTGATCCTTTTCATTAGTACACCCCCACAAATCGTCCATGGCACTGGTGGGAGCAGAAGGCGTAGTTGCTCTCGAAACTCGCCTCCTCTTCCTTCACCACCTTGCCGCAATTGGCGCATTCAACGTTGCCGTCGAACTCCTCATAGTACGCAGCGAATCCCGCAGTGGGGAATTGCCTCACACTCGGGTCCACAATGGTGCCGTCAGGCTTCTCGCACCACCAGTGGGCTCTTCTTCCCCAGTAGGGACAGTGGTAGTAGCCACGGACCAGGTGTAGGTTCGGATCGCGCTGGACTTCGGCCTGGGCCAGCTCATGGCAACGGCCCCCGTAGGTCTTGTAGTCCTCAGCGAGCTCCTGCGGGGTACGCGGGAGGGAGTCATATGTGTAGACTTTCATGCTTCCACCCAGTCAGGAAATTCGACTTCTTCCCCGAGCTTGAACAACACCCAGGTCTTCATGGCGGCTTCACGCCTGGTGTAGGCATGTTGTGTGAAGTACCCGTGGTGCAGGTTCCGGTCCCTGGGGTAACCCATTGAGGTTTGGACAATATCCGCATCCAGGAACATGGCGTTGATCCGCTCCCGGTCGATGATATTGTCAGCCACATTCTCATAGTTGAAGTCCACCCCCAGCTTATGGCTGACAGCGCACCCAGGTTTGCTGCACCGAACTCGGCGCATTTCGTACACGGCAGGCACGTTGGAGGTGTTCCTGTTAATAACCATGTCCAGGTTCTCGGCCATGCCCACGGCGTAGCTCAGCTTCCACCCGGTCAGGGTGTTGGTCTTGATCTTTTTCATGCTACAAGCTCCTCAGGAATGTCGATCTCTTCGCCCATCTTGCTTGCGACGTAGCAGCGCATGGCAGCGATCAGCGGAGTGGGACCTCGCACGTAATCGGGCGGGAACGTAGGCTTCCTGGCGTCCCAGAAGTCTCCAGTGCTCGGGCAAATCGTGCAGATAAGCTCACGCTCGATGATCGGGTGGCCCTGAGCCGGAAGGGTGGACGGAGAATACTGTCTCCCGATCTTGGCATAGACAGTCTTCGGATTTCTTATCCCGTGGTCCTCCCATACCCAGTACCCGCCTTCGGATGTGTGTCCGCCGAACCCCATCGGGTCATGGGCAATCTTCCTACCCTCGCACACGGCCACCGCCCAGTCCAGCGCGGCGCCGGTCAGCTCTCTCGTCTTAACCTTTTTCATGTTCATGCCTCCGGCAAATGCTTCGATTTCACGTAACCCTTGATGGTCCAGTTTGCGTGCAGGATTTCACTCGGCTCCCACTCCTCATGCCTGCCGTTGAAGAACTCGTCAGGTCCGCCGATCCGGACCATGGTGCTGGACTCCTGGTCGTACTTGCCGTATCCCAGGGCAGCGTTGATGTAGCATTTTGCACGACCCACTGGGGTGAGCTTGTTGAAGTCTCCTTGGCTGATCCCCGAGGTCAGGATGACGTTGTTGTTAAACTCGATAACCTTTGGCAGGTTCACGGTCAAGTGTTCGATCCAGAAGCAGTTGCTAGGTCCTCCGGCGTCTGAGCACGGCTGGACCCGCACCACGGTGCTGAAGTTCCACTTGAAGTCACAGGTGGTGTAGAAGTACCCACCATGTTCGAGGTTCACATCCCCGAAGTAGTGAAATGGTTTGCGCATTTAGTCCTCCACGGGAAAGTCGGTGATCAACACCGGCTGGTGAACATCGCCCTCGAACACGACGCGGAACCGCTCACCGATCTTGTAGGTAGCAACGAGCAGCAATTCGCCGTATTCCTCATCGTATGCCATCGCTACATCAGCGCCGTACTTATTCAGCATCATGTTACGGGTGATGTTCGGCAGCACTTCTATGCGGTTGCTACCGTAAGTGACCTTGTACGGGACCTTGTGCTTACCTGGGCGGTAATACTCGGTCTTGATGGTGCGCTTGGTTTCCCCGCTCATTGGTCGTGCTCTTTGAGGAACTCATAGGCTTCATGTTGCATACGTTCCACCTCAGGGGAACGGAGGGGAACCCGTGGAAGTTTTGGGTCGAACATGCGATCCCGCATTTCCGTGGTAAAGCTATTGCGGGAGCCGGAAACTACCCGCAGATGGAAGATGGCTTGTTTGAACAGTTTTTCATAGTCAGGTTTGTTCGACATTTTCTTCTCCTGTTTATCCCGACTCGGGACGTTAAGGTTGGTTGATGGTTGTTTCGTACTCTAGTGAGCACGCAACAGCCCCCGTAGACAGGGGCTGGCACTTGCTTACTCCTCGATCACTGCATATGCCGCAGGGAGGTTTGGCACGCTGTCGGCTGCGTCTTCCAAAACCCCTTGGTCGATTTGCTTCGACCAGCCTTTAGGGACCTCGAAGTCATCATCACAAAAGAGCCACCTGTTGTCCCGGCCATAAAACACCTGGGTAACTTCCGGGTGGAAGCTGCGCACCTCTTCGACAGCTTTAACTACAGCTCCCGGGGTGCCTTCTGTCATCTTCAACATAATACGACTCCTTGTGTTATGCGTCAGGGTGTACGCTCTCGTACACCTCTTTCGCCAGTTGGATGAACCTCTGCCCTTGTTCAAGGGTGAGGCCGTTGTGTTCAGCGTAGGCCTTGACCGTGAGGTAGTTGTTCACGTAGTCGAGGTAAGCGTCGATCAGGGTTTGGCGCATGTGTTACTCCTTGATTGGCCCGAAGATTTCCAGGTGGTGGAACTTGGCCTTATCCTCTTCAGTCCAGTTACCATTGATGAGTTGGACAAGGGCTTGATGCCTGGTTTCGGCGTATTCGACAGCACGGCCTGCTGGTTGGAACAGCGGGGCACCGTACTTGTCGTACGCGACGAACGCATAGGACTTTTTCTCACTCATTTCACCCGCTCCTTGAACTCGTTGTTCAGCTCGGTTGCGGCGGCGTGCCATGCGTCGGGTCTGATGAAGTGGTTCGGGCCGAATGCTTCCCGCACCTCCTCCAGCGGTTTTTCAGCTACGGCCTTTGCCATCTTCATCAACGAGTCCATGATGAATATTTGCATAACCACACCCGTCTTGGAGAAGTTCATCAGCCGGACCAGCATTTCCTCGTTTGTTTCTCGTGCCATGTTGTTCTCCTTAATGTAATGGCTGGCCCGTGTCCCGGACCATGCCCACGATCCCGTCCATGATCATGGGGTCGTTGGGTTCACTGAACTGGCAGTCAGCCAGTATCTTTTCCACGATGGCATCCAGTTCGACTTTGCACGCCTCGTAGATATACTTTCCTGCCAGGTGGGTTTCACCCCTTTTCTTAGCGAGCCTCGCCGCTACCGCTGCACGGGCCTGGACCGCCTCGTCGGCCACGGTGATATTGCCTTGGAACAGATCGTACAGGAGCCCTTCAAGAGCCAGGGAATGTGCCAACTTCTGTTCGGCAGGCGTGAGCTGGTCAAAGGTCTTCATACCGGCACCATGATGAAGTAGGGGGTGGTTAGATCGTTCCTCGCGAGATACGCCATGGAGCGAGCCCCCGAAGCGTAGTATTCACCCTTCTTCGGGGGACGAGCTGGGTTCCCATCCCATTTAGCGTGAATCTTCCCTGGAGGGCGCTCCCCCATGGCGATGTACAGGAGCTTGAAACCAAATCTCGGTTTGGGGTGCGATGCAGCCTCAGGCAGCGAACTTACAGGCATGGGATTGCCTGGGAAGCTGACATCTCCAGCTTGGAGCAGGCAGTTGATCAGGATGTTGCCGATGCCCGAGGAGCCGATCTGCTTGATTTCCGAGGCGATGACCATGCGTGCTGCGAAGTGCGCGCTGAACTGGAAGTTCGAGGCGCTCATCAGGTTGCAGATGCGGCTGCTGTCGGCGTCGAGGTCACGGGTGAACGTGACCCAAATAAAGTACAAGAAGTTGGCGGGGGTGACATAGGTAGTTCCTTGCAAGCGACCCCCTGTCGTATGCTGGTTGAGGAAATGGCGTATATCCTGTATATCCTTCTCGGTCCCTTTTGTGGCGATTCGGACGGTGTATGCGTTCTTCATTTACTTCTCCTTGTTTGTCCCGACTAGGGAGAGTGGGGACGTTTATGGTTGGATGATTGCCTTCTAACGCCCTTCTGCGAGCAGAATTTCGTGTTTCTTCTGCATCCACTTGAGCGCTGCCTCGCGTACCTCGGCGGCTGTCTTGTTCTTGGCTGGCATGATGTAGCCGAACATCTCGATGGTGCAGGCGCTGATCGTGCCTTTGAACTCGGACTTCATGGTGTCGGTCCAGAGCGTGACCTTGGCTTCGTTGGATTTCTTGGTTGCCATATTCTTTATTCCCCTTTCATGTTCTTAAGTGCGTCCCTCAACTGCTCATCAGTGAGGTCCTCTTGTGGTATCCACTCGCGTACCTGATCAAACGTCACATCCAAGACACGCAACATGCGCTTGTCCAGCTCGTAGTCGATGAGGTCAACCCAATCAGCCAATCCTGATTGGATCATTTCCTCCCGTTTCTCGTGCCCGGTCGTGAGCAGTTGACCGTCCATGTCCGTTGGCAGGTAGTGGAACGGGTTACAGCACCCATCGGTGGTGCAACGACGCGCTGCACTTGGCAGGCCCAGGTACGAGGCCACGACGAAGGGCAGCTTATGGACACTATTCTGCCACTTGATCACGGGAGTCCCATCCAGGTTTGCACCGTGGAAGATGTGACAGGTGGCGAAGGCATCAGGTGTCTTCGCCAATCTGGCGATCAGGGCGTACAGTTCCAGTGCTGGCGCTGGTGCGGTGATCTGTGTCGCCCACTTTGGTGGGCGACCCCGGGGTTTGCGTTCAGTTGCCATGGTTTGGAAGCTCCCCGGTTTCAACGAAGTGCTGGAGCAGCGGCAGAAGGGCCTTAACCTGCTCCCGCGTCAAGTGCATCCTGGTCTTCATCAAAACCTGTTTTGGAATAGGGTAAGGAACCCATCCCGTGGATGCTTCAGGTTCGAGGCCCAGCCTTTGGGCCTCACTAGCGGGAATCTTCGGGTCTGCATCATCAGGCCCGAACCAGATGGCATCTTCCGTGGCAAGACTGCTCTTCTGAACCGAGCAGCCTGCACCGTAGAGGTCCTTGAACTCCACCACGGTGAAACCTCGTGAAGTAGTTGTCCAGTTGAAGTTCATTGCCCAGACTCCTTGATCCACGTTGGGTAGAACTCGCGTACTGCGAGGAATTCAAGGAAATTGTTCATGAAACCCACGCCTAAGTCCTGCTCCGAGTTCTTGAACTCAAACAGACCTGTGGGACTCAACGTCTGCGCCCATGCGGCCTTCAACTCCTTCAACTCCTCCAGGGTCCAGACAACTTCTACAGGCTTTTCCATGCGTTTGGACAACTCGGACTCGTGCATGGTTATGTAGTCGGCGTACATCCAGCCGTCATGGGTCCGAACTTGGCAGTGTTGGAACCTGGCCGGGATGGGTTCACCTTCTCGGCCCACGATCACGCCGATGTGATAGCGCCAGATGTCGCTATCGTGATAGACGTACGACACGATCATGGGCTTGACCATGGGTGGGACCCGGATAGGGTCACGGCCCGGTTGCGCTTCGGTGTACAGGAACTTCTGCCCTACCTCGAACCGGGCGGGGGGTGGGGGAACGTAGACGGACTCCACGCGGAAGTCGGTCTCGTTGTAGACCAGACCTGCTTCGTCAAACTCCTTGAAGAGGAAGAGTCGCAGGTAAGACTCACCAACCTCCTTCTCCTCGAAGTGGAGGGCGTTCTCAGGCCGGGTGGGTTGGATGTATTGCATCCATTTTCCGTCGATAGCTTGTTGGATTTCCCATTTGCAGGTTACTGACATGATTTGATCTCCTTTAAATGCCACAGATGGCGTAGAAAAAGTCTTTCGGGGACAGACCTGGATACTGGCAAACCTCGGCATCCCACATGACGATGATGTGGAACTTGAACCAGTTGTGATAGGCGGTCAAGTCCTCGTATTGGTCTTTGATGAACATGAGCTTTAACCCTTCTAAGTGCCCGTTGCCTTGCCCACTTCTTTGACGGAAACATCGTAAAGCCAGGTCTCGATTTCGGCATTTGTGCCCGAAGTGAAAGTGCCGTTGAGCATTGCCACGTTGATGGCTTCCCTCGCCTTGATCTTGATCGCGTCAGGACTTGCACCCAAGGGTTTAAGACAGATGCGAAGACCAAGGTTCAGGGTTAAGAACTCGGCGTGGGAACCGCTATCGTTGGGGATACTTGCCACGATACTTGTCACGCGCTCCTTCTCGAAGTGGTGCTTGCGCAAGATGAACCGCGCCGTGGCTCGGATACGGTGGCTGGGATGGTTGTCCGAAAGTTGATTCAAGGCCTGAGTGTCACCTTTCATGCAAAGGTCGTAGATGGACTCCAGCGCGGGAATGTCCAAAGGGGACAAGTCACCGTTGGCCTCCATCAGCAAAATGTGGACAAAATTGCAAAGCAGGGGCGTGGTGGGTGGGACCAAGGAGAGGGCCATAGAGCCTCCGAAATAGAAAAGGGTACGTGGATAGCGGGTCGGTCGCGGGATGGGCGTGGTGCCCCGATTTGGGGCCTTAGCGCCGATTTACGGAACCTTGGCGTTCGCCCCGAGGAGCGAAACGAAGGCCAATGCCCAGGCTGGGGAGAGTTTGGGCGGGGCCTCGTTGGGTGAATACCTGCACTCTTGCACCCAGGTATTGAGCAAGTGCATGGTGGAATCTGGCAACTGGGTCGGGAGCCGTAGCCCGTACGGGACCTGCTTGTTGCACTTGTCCATCAACTCCTGTGCGAGGTCCATGCAGAAGTTGGACTGTGCGAAATCGAACTGGGTGTAATGCTTGAGCTTGTCTTCGACCCATTCAATGAGTTCATCAACAAGATTAGAACTTACTTTATCGAAGTTTTCGTGCTTGAGAATCTTGAGCAAAACCTTGATGAGTGCATGCTCCTTGGTCTTGGCGAGGGAAACGGACATGATAAGTGGCTCCTAAAAGATGAGAGATTATACCAGTTGGGTTTGTGTGATGATACTGAGCATTTCTTCGAAGTGAGGCTTGGCATAAGCCAAGGCCTCGGCAGAGGTCTCGAAGGTTGAGCACGTTGACAGGCATGGTTGATTAGGCAAGTTGCGGATCAACCGTAGCGTGGTCCTGTCCGGGGCTGAGGAGGCACACTCCTTGAACTCGGTAACTTGCACCAGGAGCGTGTGGGTAGGTGTGGCGTATTGGAACGCAAGATGGGTGATGGTTTTCATGGTGTTATCCCAGGTGAGTGATCAGGTAAGGGATCGTCGGCAGGAAGAGTGCGACGATGATGATCAAGAGGTAGGCGAGGGCGCGGTTCATCTTATTTCGTGAGTTGGTCGAGGGCATCATAGGCTTGAGCAATGATGGTTTTGACATGCGCCCGGACCTCGGGCAGTTGGTTCCACAAGACGGGGGAAGGTAGACCTCGCTGTGTGAGGTAGAAGTCAGGTCCAGGGATACGCTTCAGGAACAGCTCGTTGTGCTTGATGATTCTCTCGTAGAAGTCGTAATTGATTTGTGCAGGGCTGCGGCAAGTGGTGACGTTGCTCATTTTAGCTCCGTTTATCCCGAGTCGGGATGTTTGGGTTGTAGGGTGTAGCAAATAGCGAGTAGCGAGTAGCGAGTAGCTGAGCTAACTATATGTGGTATCCAATCTATTCAGCAAACACCCACTGGATTTAGGTGCCCAAAACTCGGGGTCTCCGGGTCTGCCTTATTACTTATAGTTAGCTCAGGTACTGGCACTTGTTTAGGTTCAGGACCAGAAGCGGGACAATACCCAGAACCAGTAGCGGGACCATGCCCAGGACCAGTAGCGGGACCAGTAGCGGGACCAGTAGCGAGACCATGCCCAGGACCAGAGTTGTGTGGAAAAACAACAACGGTGAAAACAAAATATTTTCGCCTATTTTTTAATCAATTAGTTAGGAACGACCCGTTCCGATGGACGTTTTTCTCCTCTGTTTAGAAAATTTTGAATGATACTATCATCGAAAAACATCATAAATTTCTCCACATCAAGACTCTTATCTTTTTATTAATTACCCTTTTCCGTGATGAATCCAGAAAATAAAGACCTAGCTAACGAAATACAATGGAATTCGCAAGCGAATCAAGCACTTACTGGTCCCGCGCCTGCGCCCGGTCCTTACTCCTGGTTAAAAAAGACGACCGCCGGTTACAAAACCAGCCCTCGCCCATCGCCTCGGACCTCCTTCGGACCCTTTCCGGTCTCCTTCGGATCACCTTAGCTCCGTGCCAACTAATTAGCTCCTCATCAACGCGATGATAGTATCATCGCATTTCTCCCGAGCAACCCGATGATACTATCATTGGAAAAGCACCAGTTTGGTGTATTCCCTTTTCCCGAGTAGGGATATTTTTCTTGCCTTCCAGACATCTTGACGCCCCTGGCCCTTTCTGCTAGGCCTTAGGCTCTCTTTTTACGCGACTTGCAAAGTTCCACGGCCCCTGGAACCTGGAAAAGTGTCCCGGTTTCCAAGGGTCGCGCTTCAAAAAGAAGCGCCTAGGGCCTGCTGCATGGCCCTTGTGTATGCAAATGCGCAGGTTTATAAGCCCGAAAAAGGCATATAAACATGGACATTCAGACAGGCCCAGGCGCTTGCCCAGGCCCACTAGGGTGTCCCTACTCGGGACACCCGTTCAGGTTAGGCCGCTTGCTTCAGGCTAGCGCGCTGGGCCTTGCGGATCGCCTTCGCCATGGCGACCAGTTCCTTAGCTGCCGCCTCCAGTGCGTCAGGCGACGGGTTGAGCGCCGTGAACAGCACGGGTTTGCCGTGCTCGTCAACAGTGATGTTGCACAGCAACGAACCCTGTTGCTTGCGCTCCTGCTCCTTGCGTTGCTTTTCGGCCTCCTCCGCCGCTGCCTTGATCCGCAGTTCTTCTGCCTCCTTCGCAAGGCGTTCGTTCTGTGCCTTGAGGAGTTCCGCGCGCTTGTCGGCCTCCTCCTTGGCCTTGCGCTCCTCCTCTGCCTTCGCCTCCGCTGCCTTGCGCTCCTCTTCCGCCTTCGCTGCCTGCGCCTCTGCCTGAGTCAGGTTGTTCTGGGCATCGGCCAGTTTCTGGTCGGCTTGCTGGGTTTGCTCCTTGAGGGCCGCTTGTGCCTGCGCCTCTGCCAGTGCTGCCGCTGCCTTGTCCAGTGCTGCCTGTTCCGCAGCGCGCTTGTCAGCGTGGCTCTGCTCGCCCTTGCAGAAGGCGATGAGGTCGTCAATCTTGGCCGTGTAGGTCGTTGCCTTGATCTGGTCCTTGATGAACTCCGCGAATGCCAGCACGTTGTCTTGAGTGTGCCCACCCTCATACGAGGCCAGCTTCTCCCCGAATTTCATCTGGAACTGATAGGCCAGCGTGCCAGCGTTCTGGACAGTCTTGGCCGAGATGCTGTAACCCGATGCCTCTTCGACCTCACGAGCGAACTGCGCCATCTTGAACTTCTTGCCGTCCTTCGGCTTGACGGCACGTTCCAGCGTTTCGAAGGCGATGGACGAGGCGAAGTTCAGTTGACCAACGGTGACGCTTGCGCCGAATGCGAGGGTGATTGCCGATACGGTTGCTTTGGTTTCCATGGTGTAGCTCCTTGTCGTTTGTCCCTAGTCGGGACGTTTGGGAAAGTGTCCCTAGTAGGGACGAATCAGCAGTGCCCTACCTGCTGCCCCTTCCAGCGTTGTGTGGCAAGGGGAGCACACATTATGGGAGGACTTGGGGTTTGGGAGTCGGGTATGTCACTCTTACCGCCAAAAAATTTTTGAGATTTCGGCTGCACCAAACTGGTGATGGACCTGGTCCTGGACATGATCCTTAGCCTTGCAACTCCCAACATGCAACTCTCAACATGAAACATGCAACTTTCAACAAGCAACTCGCAATAAGAAAAGGGGTCCACAAGCTTTCGCCGGGACCCCTAGTGCGTGTTTCTCACCTCGATGAACCCCCGAACACCAAGGCTCGGTCACGCGGAACGTATTCTGCCTCTGAACTCAGAACTCGTCCACTAAAACTTAGTGCAGCGGACCCATTGCCATAGGAGCTTTGGCGTCCGACACCCGTGCCATGGAGGCCTGGAGTTCAGCCTGCTCTTTCTTACGGGCCGCGTCGATGATCTTCGCAGCCAGCTTCAGCATGTCCGCAGCGGCCATTGCCTCAGGAAGATCGACCTTGACCCTGCCCACAGCAAAGTGCTGCATCGGGACCTCCTTGACCTTGATGCTGGCCTTGTCCTTCTCACCTTCCTTCTGAGCCGCAGCAGCTTTCCCCTGTGCCTGGGCATCGTTCGCCGCAGCCGAAGCCGAAGCTTTGCGATTGCTGGACTTGCCGATGAAGTCCAGGACATCATCCATGCTGTCGAACTTGTACTCGTCCAGGCCTTTGACGATGGCCTCGATCATCTTCTGCTCTTCGGTCCCATCCACCCACTTGGCGATGGCTCCGACACCAACCTTTTCGAACAGGGAGGCCGAAGCGTTGACCCGACGATTCACCGTCTTATAGTGGCGGGAGTTCGAGTCCGCAACCTCGTACCCCGCCTGGGAGTAGACCTTGGTCACGATCTCCTTCGCTTCCTTGCTGGTATCACCCTTGGCCGCGAAGATCGCCAAGCATACTGCCAGTTCCGTGCGCAAAGCCTTGCGACCAGCAACCATGGACTGGGAGATAGCCTTCACTGCCGTCACATCTGACAGTTTATGGCTGGAAACCTCTTTGCTGGCCTCGCTCTTGGCCTGGTCTTGGTTCTGATCAGTAGTTTGGTTTTCGGTTTTCATGGTGTTTTTCCTTTAAGAAAGTTGTAAAGTAGAGGCTGGTATTCCCTGCTTATTTATTCCAGTCATGAGTAAGACAAGTACAGTGTAGAAAAGTTCCCGCTTTTTGGTGTTGATTTTTGTCAATTAACGAACAACAAAAAGCCCGCATAAACATCATGCGGGCTTTATAACATTAAGTCAAGAGTTCGTTCAATCGTGCGCTACCCCATCTATACCACCATGCTTACGCGGTCGTAGATCGCCTGGGTGCCTCCGTAAGCTGCCGCAGAGACTTTCAGCTCGAAGTCAAGCTCTGGTCCCAGCTCTCGCATCATGGCCCTGAAACGGGTTGACGACACCGGCTTTGAACCTCCGGCAGAAAGGCAGAAAGCGAAGTACGCATTGAAGAGCTTTGTTTCCGTGGAGAATACACCCTCGATACCAGTCTTCACCTTGCCTGACTCCTTGACGAAGTAGCGCACGCTGTTGTTGACGTTCGCCAGCTCGTCGGAGATAAGCTTGTGACTTGCCGGAAGAGTATAGTCGTTATTCCTGAGCAACCTCGGCATTGCCTGCGCTGCCCAGGCGACGATTGCTTCACGTTCTTCCGACGCGATGATGTCACCCAGGTCTGTGATCTTGTTCTCTGCCGAGACAGGATAGTGGAAAGTCAGGAACAACCAGCGGCGAATGAAGCCGTTCGAAGTGTCCGAAGACTTCGGCATGTGGTTCGAGGCAAACCAGTGAGTGACACTGGGCCGGAACGTGAAAATCGCCTGATTCTTATGTTGACCCGAGATTTCCTGCCCATCAACGATGTCTTTGAACGACTGGCCGTCGATCAGTTTGTGCTCCGAAAGCTCGCCGCAGACATTCAGGATTTTCCCGTGCATCTGGGCTGGCATGAACTTGTCGTTCCAGACGTTAGGAGGTACGCTGCACTTGGCCTCAGCCGGAACCAGGCTCTCCATGATACGAAGCATCTGGGATTTGCCCGATTTAGGAGCACCGTGCAGCAGAACAGCGCGCTGGTATCGTGGACCTTGACCAAAAAGCGTGACGCAGAGGGCCTCCTGCATGGCTTCCATCTTCTGCTCGAAGTCCTGATCACGACCCCAGGAGTCGTTCAAGAACTTGGCAAACAGTGGGAACTTGCCTGCTTCCTCTTCCATGTAGCGGAATGGTAAGGTATAGACCATGCCATAGTCCGGATCATGGGGGATCAACTTCAGCTCAAGGGTGAGGAACCCGTTGGCGAAGTTCACGCCCTTCACGGAGCGGCGCTCGATCCCCTGTTCTGCCACGTAAGTGAGGACGTTGAGGATGCCATTGATGTCGGACGAACGTTTGCAGGCATCCAGGTGGCCGTAGTTCTCGGAGATGAGAGCCTTGATGTAGTTCTTGTCCATTTCGACCCAGTGGGAACCACCCCACTTCATGAACTTGTCGTTGTGGCAGCGCACTACGTTGTACTGCTCCAGGTCCTTAAGGACTGCCCGAGCGATCTCACTATGATCAGTACCACGAACATCACCAGTGCGAAGCTCACGCAGACGCCCACGGAAAGTCGTAATAGGCACTCCAAGACCCGAAACATCCACAATATACTTGAGCACGCGGTCTTCATCGATTTTGGTCAGTTGATTGGACTTGGCAACCTTGGCAAGGATGCGCTCGACTGCCTCGGAACGTTCTTTGCCATTGGGGTGGGCTTCGAACTGTTCCCGAAGGTACTGCTGGATTTGGTCATAGGACCACTCCGTATCCTCCTCGGTGAGGGTGACACCCATTTCCTGGAGCTGTTCCTTGGTAAAACCCTCGTCCCAACCACGGGGGAGAACCTTGCCCTTATCTTGTACGTCACGGTGCAGGAACCGGATGAGGTTATCAACGTGCTTTTCCACGCCGACCTGATCCCCTGCCACGTTGTCGATGAACTCGGCGTGGTAAGCCTGGAGCATACCAATCGCCTCTTTCAGGGTCCTTTCGCCACGTACAACCGCGAAGGCAAACAGACCAGCCAGCTCGGTTAAGGTCGTATCACGCGAGCCTGCCGAAACGTGCTCGGTTACACGCGACCAACCGGAGTGGGAAAGTTCGACACCAGCATTGGACACGGCCTGGCGCAGGATTTCTTCGATGTTCTCCGGCAGGCAAACGAGCTGGTGCAGGACATCGACCAAATCGCAGTTCGCCTCGTATGGTTTCAGCGTTTCCGGGTGGATCGAAGGTGGCAGAACGCACTGGGTACGGCTCGACAGAGTTTCAACGATGGTCTCGCCCGAGATGTTCTTGACCCGGTGGGTCTTGATGGGTGACCACTTGTAAGCCAACATCAGGCCTTTTTTACCAAGGCGTTTCCACGGCGAGGGTGGCAGCACAGCCATGATCGCATCGAACACCTCTTTCTTGTCGGTGTCGATGTCGATCATGATCAGGCCGGAGGACTTACCTAGAACAAGGCCGATGTTCGCCTGGGAATTTCCTACGATCCACTGCTCTTGCTGAGCAGCATCGACCGGAGTTTCCGCGAAGCGGGACCAGTCCTTGGGGATCGGGCGCTTTTCCCGTGCGAAAAGGGGGATAACATTGAGTCCTGCTGCGTAGTACCTGGGGGCGGTGTCAGCGAAGATAGTTGGGGAGTTGACGGTGCTCATATTATTAGTGGAAGGTGGGGGTTGTAGGAGCAAAGGAGGTGCTTCGTTCAGAGGTTTCGATGAAATACTTCATGGCGAACAACTCATCATGGTTCTTCGACTTCTTGATGGGGTCCCACTCCAAGTCATCATGCTTGCTTTTGTAGGCGATAAGTACCCATTCGTTGTCATCGATTTGTTCGATTTCCACGCGAGCGTACTCGCACAGGTTGATCCGGGTCTTGTCGGGGGAGTCGGGGGTATCGATCCACATGATTAGCCTTTCGTAGCGTCGCTCAGTCGTTGCATCACGCGGGTCCGTTGGTCCCCGCTCAGTTCAGATTCCATGATCTCCAGCACCAGGGCGTAGAAGTCAGATACTTGCTTCAGGTTATTGGACCTTTCCTGCATGGAAAGGAGCTTTTCGAGGAGGGCAGTTGCGGTACGAAAGTACGCCATCTTGTCGGAGGTTTCCAGATTGCCTGCACTTGCACCTTTCAGGGACAGGTAGAGGTGCTTCGACTCCTCGTACAGGAACTCCCAGTTGTCCCGGTCGTCGTTTTCTGGACGCTCTTCCGCGATCACTTCCTTCTTCTTGAACAGGTCCTGGAGGATCGTCTGAACCTCCATAGGGTAGGGGGCGCTCAGGAAGTAGGAAGCGTGCTCTGCGGCTAGCTCCCGCACGATGGGCAGAGACTTGATGGTCTTGGTATCAAGCGGGGGGTAGTACAGGTCTTCGGCCATCAGTGGCTCCGGTGAATTAGTTAGGAAACGGACGAGTTGAACTATATCAAAACAGGGTCGCAGGAAGATACGGAGATGATAGTATCATTGAGCGAAAAGATTGCTTGACACCAAAATGGTTCCCCACTAGAAAAAGTTTCCCAGAGGACTTCTCATTTATGAGAAGATAGCGACATCCCGTTTCCAACCCTGATGATGCTCGCTAACCAATACGCCAAAGAGTTGCTCGGCCTGATGACGAATCGCTACGACCTGGATCAGGTCGGCATGTCGATGGGCCAGTACCTGGAGAAGAACACCACCCTGCGGGGCCGTCCGTTCTCGTTCAACCGCTACCCGTACCAGCGCGCGGTGGTGGATGACGAGCATAACAACCAGGTGGGTATCAAGTGCTCGCAAGTCGGCTGGTCGGAGATCATCCAACGTTGGGCACCTTCATGGCTCAAGCGTCACCGCGCAAGTAAAGGCATTTATGCTTACCCGGATGACGACATGAGAAAGAAGAACGTCCAGACTCGACTCATGCCGTTGGTTGACAACAACAAAGTTTTCAACCTTGACACAGGTGTAAAGAAGCCGATTCGCTCCATCGAACTTTTACAGATCGACCAGTCGTTCCTGTACTGCACTGGTTCGAAGGTTGGAGATGCAACTTCAACCGACGCGGACTTCGTGATCCTGGACGAGTACGACCTGCATAACATGCAGATCGCAGCACTGTTCCAATCTCGCCTGCAAAACTCCGAGTACAAGATCAAGAAATACTTCAGTACCCCAACTTATACGGAGTTTGGGGTCGATAAGCTGTACAGAGACAGCGACCAGATGGAGTACCAAATCAAGTGTGACTCCTGCAACCACTGGCAGTTCCCGTTGTTCACCCCGGACTTCGTGCATATCCCGAAACTGCCTTCTGACCTAAATAGCCTGTATGAGATCGACCAGCATTTGATCGAGAGTCGGCATCTGGACCTTGAGAACTCCTATGCGTGCTGCCAACGTTGCCGAGCCCCTCTCGACTTGGGACGGGAAAACAACCGTGCTTGGGTCGCAAAGTACCCCTCCAGAGCCTACCTGCGGGGACGGCGCATCAATTGCTTCAGCGTGTCAACCCGCCCGGTTGTGGACTTGATCACCGAACTCCAGGACTACAAACGCCGGGACTTTATCCGTGGTTTCAAGAACTCGGTACTTGGCGAAGCTGAGGATAGCTCGAACGTCAGGATTAGCGAGGCCGACATCCGTGCTTGTTTCCGCAGCCGGGAGGTTCCGGAGATTGATAAAGACATGCCAACGTGGTTGGGTGTGGATATGGGCCACAACTGCCACATCACAGTGGGCCAAGGTTTCGACATCACGAAGGTACGCATTGTGCGTATGATGGTTGTTCCGCTCGCACGCCTACTGGAAACCATCAAGGAGCTTGACGAAACCTACAGCATTGTTGGGGGGCACGTTGACCGCCACCCAGAGAGCCAGTCAGCGAACGATGTTCGAGACCTGACTGGTCGTCGTATTCTTCCTTGCGAATATCGTGGCTCGAAAGAGATCAACCTGGTGGCCGGTCCTGAGGGTCCAGAAGACATCATCCACATCCAGGCAGATCGCACCACACTCCTGGACGAAGTAGCAAAGGCTTTCCGTTCTAAAGCAATAGAGATCGAAGGCTACGAGAATATCGAAACCCAAGAGATCATCACCCATCTCCGAAACATGGTCCGTATCGAGTCGCCAGAAACCCCCGCAGTCTGGGAGAAGCTGGACCCGAGTGACCACTTTTTCCACTCTATAGGCTTCATGCTGACGGCCATGAAAACCAAGCGGGTTTTGGGTTTCAAGCAGGATGTACCACAAACCGTTATTGGCGTTGTGGGGGTGGACGATAAAAGTTACAATGCGGACATTTACGGCAACCCGATTGGAAAGAAACTCACTCCATGGCAAACACAATTCTTGAACTCGGGGCAAAGGCGCTGGCTTTAATCCTCCCCAAGAAGTCTAATCCGAAGGGTACGGCGGTAACCTCTACCTTCAGCCCTTCGAATACCCAGAACGTCCTGTCAGCTCCCACCTACCGGGACCACCTGACCGACATCTTCACGCAGCGGGTCTCGCTCGATTCGCGCTCGTTGCTGAAGGAGTTGTTCAAGAATGACCCGGACATGAGTGCGTCGGTCGCGGCCTTCCTCACGGTCGCTGACACTACCCCAATCATGTTGGTCAAAGACGCCAATGGACAGATCGACCGGCAAGGTCAGCAAGTCCTCCAACAAGTCTTGACCGCGTTCACGACCCGCTCAGACTACAGCAAGGGTTTCAAGGTTATCCCTTCGCTTCGGAGCGTCACGGAAGACTGCCGATACATGCTCCTTCTGCGTGGCGCTGTTGGCGCGGAACTGATCATCAACCAGGAGTTCTTCCCAAGCGAGATGCGCCAAGTGGACATGGGAACCCTGGAGTGGTTTGAAAAGCTGCCTGGACAATATACCCCACAGCAGACCGACCAGAACGGCACGAAAATTTCGCTGGATATTCCCACGTTCTTTGCAACGTGGTTCAGACAGGACCCCACCACCATCTATAGCACCTCTCCTTTCGTGTCCGCGATCAATACCATCGCGGCTCGACAACAGATCATCAACGATCTGTACCGGATCATGCGTATAACTGGCTACCCACGCATGGAGGTGAAGGTCCTGGAAGAGGTGGTCCTGAAGAACGCTCCAGCTTCGGTGAAAAGTGACCCGGTAAAACAGACAGCTTATTTGCAGACGAAGCTGACCGAGATCACGAATATGATCGCTACCATCGGTCCAGACCAGACCTTTGTTCACTATGACTCGATTGAGCCTGGGATGCTTAACGAGAAGAGTCCAGGTATGTCCTTGAACATTGAAAGCGTGATCCAAGCTCTCAATGCTCAGAACCAAGCTGGTCTGCGGACTATGGCAACCATCCTGGGCCGTGGAACCTCCGGCGTGAACACCGCAACTGTTGAGGCGCGAGTTTTCAGCATGAGTGCTGAAGCCCTTAACAAACCTATTGCGGACCTTTTGAGCCAGATGTTCACGCTGGCAATTCGCCTGAACGGTTCACAAAGTTATGTCGAGGTGAACTTCGAGCCTGTCGAGCTGCGATCCGCCCTGGAATTGGAGACCCAGCTTCTCGTTCGTTCCCAACGTCTGCGTCAAGACCTTTCGGACGGTCTGATAACCGACGAGGAATACCACCTGAAGATGTATGGCCGACTGCCTCCAGATGGAGCGCCGGAGTTGAGTGGAACTGGATTCCTGAACGCCCCTGCGGCCTCTGTGGACTCAACCAACGTGTCACCAAATGCCGATCCGTTGGGTCGAAGTGTGGCGGCACCGAAGGCCCAGAAACCCGCTCGGGACAACAAGGCAGGGAAGGCGCAAGTTAAAAGCGGCGGCAAGTAAAAAGTGCTCCAAAACATTTTGCCTCCTGAAAACTTTTAAGGTATAGTTCGCACATCATGAGCAAACGACTCGAAATCACCCCAAAGATCGCTGCTGCAATCGCACGATCCACCGATAGCTCGGTTGACCCGAACACCGTTGCGGTGTTCGAGACCGGAGCCCTGAACACGCTCCCCATCAGCAAGAAGGGTACCCTGTTCGACGGTGGTCGGGTTACCGAGACCACCTTGCGGGAGATGGCCGACTACCTGAACAACGGGACGAACTACGCCCCACTCCATGTGGTTCATGACCAGGGGGACGGGGCTCTCCCGGTTGGCCGTGTATTCGCAGGAGAAGTGGTGAACAACGAAGGGATTGCTGAACTGCGCAACCTCTTCTACCTGCCACTGGACACTGGTGCAGAGCTCATCTCGAAGCTGGATACCTCGGTGATCGATGAAGTCTCAGTCGGTCTGCGTACCAAGCACATCACCTGTTCCGAGTGTGGGTTTGACTACCTGGGGGCTGAAGCTACCTGGGAGCACATCTACTACCGGACCTGCCCCAACGAGCACGAGCTGGGTGTCAATGGGGTCCATACCGTTTCGAGCGGTCTGGACAAGTACATGGAGCTGTCCCTCGTATCCCGTGGAGCTGCTTCCAAGACCCGCATCTACCCTCGGGCAAAGTCCCTGCTCGGGGAAGACAGCTACAAGAAGCTGGCAGCTTCCGGGGTACAACCCGAGGCAACGATTCTCTTTGCATCACCCACTCAACCCACCAAGAAGGACAAACCAGCCATGGACATGGAAAAACTGATCGGTGACCTCACCGACATCAAGGCGTCGGTGAAGGTCAAAGACCAGGAACTGACTGCCGCCAACACCACCATCACCGATCTGAAGGCGAAAGTCACCACGCTGGAAGGCGAAGTCACCACGCTGAAAGCCAACGCCGATGTGACGAAGGTCACGGGCCTGGAAGCTCAGGTCACGGCACTGACCACCGAGAAGGACGCGGCCCTGTCGTTCGTCCGTTCGGAAGCCGAACGCCTCGCTGTGGCAGCAGGTACTGAAAAGCCGGCTGCTGACGCGAACCTGGAAACCCTCAAGGCTTCCATCGAGTCCTCGCGCACCAAGCTGAACGCGACCCTGCCGGTCGGTGGCCGCGCCAAGGACCCCCACGCGGACCTGAGCGACACTGCCCCACAGGCCTACACCCAGTCCTTCAAAACCCGTTAATAGGAGCACAACATGAGCAACGTAATTGGCAACGGTGTAACCCTGGCAGGGTTTCACAACGAAGCATGGAAGTTCACCTTCATCCTGTCGGGTGCGATCACCCGCGCCGATGTCGGCAAAGTGGTGACCCAAGACCCCACCGCCGCAAACACGGTCAAACTGGCCGGTGATGGCGACTTCCCGCTGGGTATCCTGTCCTCGTACGAGAACCGTATCCAGGAAGGCATCATCACCGGCACGGTCGGCCTGAAGGATTCGCGCAGCGTTCCCTACACCGGAGCCCTGGCTGTGGGCGACAGCATCGAAGGTTCAGCAACGCCTGGTGTGGTCCAGAAGGCTGATGTCGCCAACCACACCCGGGTGTGGGAGGTTGATGCCACCAACCACACCGCCGTGGTCATGTTCCTGTAATCGAACACTCAAATAAACGGAGAAAACATGTTTCGCAAACTCACCGATATCAAGCGCCAAAGCCCGGAAGCGGTCCTGGCGAACCTGAAGTCGTCCAACCAGTCCGAGTCGATCCAGGCTGGCCTCTCGCTGGTCCGCACGGCCAAGGAATACGGCCTGTGCCTCCAGGACTACCTGAAGATCGCCATCGATCCGCGCCAGTCGAAAACCCCGATGAAGTTCGACGGCCTGAACGGCTTCGAGTCGGCACTGCTGGAGCTGGGCCTGCCGTTCCGCGACGACTACTCGCAGGGTGTGCTGCTGCAAGCCGCGTCGGATTCGTTCCAAACCTACCCCGGCACCCGTGCGATGTTCCCGGAAGTCGTGGACCAGATGCTGCGCTTCAAGAACCGTCAAGACCACATCGAGAAGGTGGAACCCCTGCTGGCGCAGTCGCGCACCATCAGTGGCACCGAGCTGATCTCGACCTTCGTGGAAGACGGCGAAGAAATCCGTGCAACTGCGACCATCGCTGAATTCGGCCGCATCCCGGTTCGCACCCTGACGACCTCGCAAAGCTCGGTCGGCATCTTCAAGCACGGTTCTGGCATCCGTACCTCGTACGAGTTCGAGCGCCGCGCCTCGCTGGACATCCTGACCCCGTACGCGGCCCGTGTGGACCGCGAGCTGGAAATCTCGAAGGTCCGTTCGGCTACCAACATCCTGCTGAACGGTGACGGCGTGAACCCGGCTGCTACCGCCATGAAGTTCTCGGACTTCAACGGCACGAGCATCGCCGATGGCACCAACCCGCTGTCGAAGCAGTACAAGGCCTTCGCAACCTGGCTGGTCAAGCGTGCCAAAGCTGGCCTGCCTATCGACACCATCGTCGGCAACCTGGACATGTACCTGGAACTGCTGTTCATGTTCACGCCGACCCTGGCAAGCGACCGCGCCGAGATCGAGGCAATGGTGGCTCGTGGTGGTCCGGGCATCAACCTGAACATCCCTCTGCTGAACGGCAGCGCCCAGTTCGTCCTGTCGAGCAACATGGGCGCGAACAAGCTCCTGGGCTACAGCCGTGCCGACACCCTGGAAGAGCTGATCGAAGCTGGTTCCTCGATCTCGGAAAACGAGCGTTCGATCCAGAACCAGTCGGTGGTCTACGTTCGCAGCGAGAACACCGGCTACAAGATCGCAATGGGTGACACCCGCTGTGTCCTGGACCTGGCCCAGTAAGCATCGCTGGAAGGAAAGCCCCGCCTCGGCGGGGCTTTTTTATTTCCAGGGCACATGCTACACTCGTGGCGTTCAAACCCCAACCCATTGTAAGGATTCTGTATGAAGCTGCTCGTAAAGCCCACTGGTCCCCATTACTACCTTGACCCAGTTACGGGGGATGAAATCCAACCATTCCGCGCCAGTGTGATCCGCCCCTCCCAGTTCATTAATACCCTTCTGGGTCAAGCCAAGTTGTCCTTGGTAGCTGGTGACCTCACTGACGCTGCCACTGATGTGGAGTACGAAAAGTTCCTGTCTGATTCGGAGGGGAAAGAGGGCCTGGCAAACGACGCCTTCGTGTCCAAGTTTTCGACCGTACAACCTGCTGGTAAAGAAGAGGAGTAAATTATGTGGGCAACCGCTGGGGAGGAAGTAACCCTTAATCTTAACTTCAAACTCGACGGACAGTTCGTTATTCCAGACGCGGGTTCCCTGAAGGTTACTATTCGTGACAACAGTGGAGCGGTTCTGCCAGACTGGAATAAAGCCAGTGTTGAGTCGGAGGGAAAGACCCAGCAACTGCTCACTCTCCCTTCGGCATTAACATTCGTTCCAAGCTCCTCGGATATGGAGGCTCGCTACCTCTCTATTGAGTGGACGGTTCTTGGTACACACTGCACGATGTCTGAGGTGGTGAAGCTCGTGCCATTCATCCCCATACAAGCGAACCCGAATATGGTGCGAAACCTCCTGGGGGCTACGGACGAAGAAATACCGGACTCGGACATCGACATCTACGAGGCGTATTTTAAGCTTCTGTCGAAGTACCCGGAGTACCTCCCGTTGGGGCTGCGTTCTGCGAGGGCTTCCGCCTGCTACCCGGCCAACCGAGCTGTTGCGCTTACTGCTGCTCTGATCCAGGTGCCAGCTTTGGGAGCTAAACTCTCCCAGTCGGAGACTCACGAGACCTACTCCCTGGTTCGGATGAAAGTCAACATGGAAGAGCTGAAGAAGGAGTTGACAACCCTTCTGGCCTCGGCTGTGTCTGACATGCTTGAGGCCCTGACAGGTTCAACTTCTGAGGTGAACCCAACCCTGTTGTCGCTTTCAACTCCCACTGATGTAATCACGGGGTAAAAGATGAGAAGAACTAAGTCTGTGAAATTGCTGTCGAGTTTTCGAACCCTCGATGGTAGTCAGGTCCTGGGGCTCCTAACTGCGGCTGCACCTGGAAGCACCAGCACAAACTTACCCCTCAGATTGCTCCATGTCCCACGACCCTGCTATGTAGTCGAACCTGGGGATGTAATCGTGGACCTGAATGGAAATCTCCTCCTGTTGATGGAGACCACTCAGGGGATGCTTGATATGAAGAGCTTCAGAGCAGCCCAGGTTTCCAATACATACACCTGGACCAGGATGGTGAAGACGATGGACCCCGTGGCTAAGGTGATGAGGGATAATGCGCCATCAGACCTCGGCCTTGTACATGCCTACTTCGAAAACCCCACGGAGATCGCCCTGGAAAAGCTGGTCGAGAACCGATACCAGTTCTACACAGGAGAGGATGTTCAGGTAGGAGATGTTGTCGGTGGAAAGTCGGTCAAGAAGGTTTCCCAGGTGTTGGGGGTGAAGCTTGTCTTCGCGGAATAACCTGAGCCTGGAAGAGGCTCTAAACCTTCTGATGCAGGAGGTTGAACTTGAAATCCTAGAGACCTCCTACAAGCGGGTGAAGGAGTTGTCTATAAAGGTCGCTAATAAGGTTGAGGTGGCTTACGATGACTTCTTTGCGGACATGTACAACTCGGTCATCGAGGACATTGAAGACTACGCTCCTACCATCCTTCGTCGCTACCTCCCACACGGTTCCTGGGATGATATAACCAAGAGATGGCATAAGACAAAGGTAAGGCATGGAGTCATCGCTGAAAACAGCGGAGATTACAACCATTTTTACCGTGGTATTAGCCACAAGGCGCTGGCTAGAAAAGCCTTGAGTCGCAGCTCTAAAGATGGTGGAGTATCAAGGGCCGGGGACAGTAAGCGGAGACCTACTAAACCTGTACAGGTTGGACCTTTTGCTAAGTACATCCAGTCCCTGCAATCAGAAGGGAACGTGGAGAGGTTCTTCGGTCCAGTGATGCTTGGCTACTCCTTTGTATCCCCGCAGATGGGGGAGAAGATTACTGCCAAGATGGGTCCCAAGAATCTTACGATGAATAACTTCGAAGACATCAATAAGATTCGCCATATCTACATAACCAACGCGAAAGGTCAACATACCACCTCTCTTCCAAGCCGACTTCAGGTTACGGCTACCATTCAAGCCTTTCCAGTGCTGGAGAGTGTCAAGAAGGATGAATGGTACTTGGTGGACTACATCCTAAAGAGAATCGACCCAGCGAATGAGAAGCAGTGGGTGAAGATCAACGGCAGGATGGGAGGTAGGACAAGAGGGGCTCGACCGATCAGGCCGATTATCGCGCCCTTAGTACAATACTTTATTAACCAGAAACTTGCGCGAGCAATGGAAAAGGTTATCTCAGGAGTCTGACATGTTAGTTCGAAACCTTCACGCTTCAGTCCTCAGGTTCTGCTCCGACTTTGCAGAAACCCATGGGCTTACCTCAGTCAACTTTGATGCTCATGCTGACGACTCATCCCTACCCCCAGGAGATGTTGTTGGAATGTCTGGGTTATCCTGGGACGTTGACGACGAGATTCTTTCGGTGAACGTTCTGTTCGGAATTACTACCCAGGAGGATACCAATCTTTTCAAGCTGATTGAGAAGATGGATTTGCTGTTTGATCTGCTGCTACCGACGAAGCTGATACCGGCTTACGATGCCGATACGGGGGAGAGGATTGGAGAGTTCGTGGTAAGGAATGGAACCAAGGCCTTACCCGTTCAGGGGACAGAAGCCAGGCCGCTTCAGTTCGTGATGGTTGGCCTGGTTTCTACGGTGACTTTCAACCAGAATTAAAGCTCAGTAACGGCACCTTCACGAATAGCCTTTGCTTCTCGTACCTTGTGGAGGTCTAGAGCCTCCTCCAGGAGTACGATGATCTCCTGGGCACGCTTACGGCGGGTTCGTTTTTCCCGCTCATCGATCTGGTCTACCAACTTCCTGGGAAGTCGAACGGTGAAGGATACTAGGTCCTTGCCAGTGGGGGTTGTCATTTTGAGCCTTTTGAAGTAGGGATTTTAAAAACCAGTTGCCATGCGATAATAGCAGTGCGTATAATCGCGTGCAACACCCTGAATTCCTTACCTCTGACTGGAGAACCCAAATGGCTGGAGAAGCAAAGACCACAGCGTTCATGCTTGGCACCGCAACCATCATGCTCGGCGCGATGGCCGACCTGATGTCCCTGAACGACAACCACTCGGTCGGCCTCGTCAAGAACGTGACCGTCAAAACCACGCCTGGTTTCACCGAACTGACCCAGGGCGTGAAGAACAGCCCGGTCTTCTCGGTCCAGACCCAGAACGACTCTGATGTGACCGGCGAGATGTACGAGTACACCTCGAAGAACCTGTCGTACTCGGCAGGTCTGGATGGTTCCTCGGTGAAAGCAACCACCGTGAAGAACACGGTCAAGACCGCAGTCGTCGCTCCGGTAGACCCAGCTCCTCTGGGTGCTGCGGCAATCCCGATGGATGATACGGCAGGTTTCGCTGCTGGTGACACGGTGTTCGTGACCCCCCCAGGCACCGAGAATGTCATGGTACGCAACATCGCCAACATCGACGCGGCAACCAAGACCCTGACCCTGAACCTGGGCCTGCCGTTCGCCGTGCCGGTCGGCACCGTGATCCAGAAGGTCAACGTCGTCCCAGTCGGAAGCACCGACGACCAACCCTACCTGGCTGCGAAGATCGTCGGCAAGCTGGCGAACGGAGACATGGTTGCTATCCTGCTGCCGAAGGTGCGGATCACCTCGGGCCTGTCGCTGGCCTTCAAGACCGACAACTTCGACAACATGCCGCTGCAACTGAAGGTGTACGAACAGGTCGCCAGCGACCCGTACTACCAGATGTTCCAGAAGGTCGGCCCGATGCAGAAACCGGCGAAGGCCATGCTGCTGGCCGCTGGCTAAGTCGTAACCTCCAAGGAAAAGCCCCACGAAAGTGGGGCTTTTCTTTTGGAAAGACCTTGTATATACTCGACGGCTCTAACCCCCAACCTTTGAGGACCTTATGGACCAGAAACCCAACACTCCACCCCCGATGAGCATTTCGGTAACTGTCAACGGTGTCGAACGCGAAATCTTCATGCCGTTCGCTCTGCTGAACAGGCTGTCGCACATGCTGGGGGACATCCAGAACCTCGGCATGGTTCACCTTAACCCCGAAGTGCGTGAAACCTTCCTGGTGGAACTCCTGCACGAGCGTGGTCCAGGCGGGAAGGTCACGAAAGAAGCCATCCTGGATGAGCTGGAGATTCCACTCCAGGACATCGAACGTCTGCTGGACTTCACTGCGGAACACATCCTGGATTTTACTCTGAGGGTCATCGAGCGAGCAACGACCCTCCAGGAAAAGAACCAGGCTCGAATGTTACACTTGAAGTCTATTCAAGCTGGGCTGGAAAACTCAACCTCGAAGAGTTAGCCTGTCTGGCTTTCAACTCTACTCCCAGCCAACTCCACCGAGACATATTCTGGAATGTAACCTATGAGGATATACGGGTAAAAGCCAAGCTATACATCGGGGAAAGGCAAGCGATGATCGTACAGCAGTTCCAGGCAATGTATAAAGTCGCGGAACTAGCTTTGGGGGAGGGGAAAAGTGGAGCTGCAAAGGTTGATGCCAATACCGATCTAGTGGTTCCTAAATCGGCCCAGGAGCTGGAAGCAGCCTTCTACAAAGTTTTCTAATAGCAATTTGAAGGGATAGTCTGTTAAAATCGGACTATCCCTTTTTCTATTCCGCGAGCGCAACAAATGGCCGGTGAGAACAAAACCTTCAACGCAAAAGTCGCTGGTGTCGTTGACATTCAAGCCGGTGATTCCCCTAACATTATTAAGAACCTTCTGGACCTTCAGAAGCAGCTTACGCTTGAGCTGAAGAAAACGGCTAATGAGGCCACCAACGTCCATAGTGCGATTGGCCAGCCAAAGTCGGAAGAAGAACTTGATAGGTTGAAGGCCGCAGTAAAAGCCTTAGCCGGGGATTTGAAAGCTCTAGGTCTGGTCAGCAAAACTGCAAAGCTGGTTAATGTCGATGACGTTAAGACGGCAAACGAGCTGGAGCAACGCATTAATGCTATCGTAAAAGCTTATGATAGTATGGCGAAGCAAAAGAAGATCGAAGCTGGCGCTTTTGGTCTCGACCGAACTGACCCGAAGAAAGCCGTCCAAGACCTGAAGGAGTTGGAAAAGGCTTCGAAGGCAGTTCAAGCCGCCATGAGCATGAAGGGTGATCCCAACGGAGACCTGGCTAAGTATAAACAGAAGATTGACGCCAACACCCAGGCGCTGGTTAAGCACATCGATACGATGCGCTCCGCATTGGCTTTGGAAGATGCTCACGCAAAGGCTCTGATCGCCAATGCTGACTTCGATAAGAAGCGTTCTGAAAAGCTGGCCCAACTTCAAGCCAAGGCCATTGCGGAGAACATCCAGAGGGATAAGGCTGAAACAAAACGGCAAGAAGATGAGGCCCAGCGCCGCGCTGATAAAATGGCGGCAATTCAGGCTAAGGCTATTGCCGAGAACAACAAGCGCGATCAAGACGCCGTAAAGAAGGTCGAAGCTGCGGAGCAACGTAAGCTCGAAGCCTTCCAGAATCGCATGACCCGACAGCGGGAGGCTGAACAGAAGGCAGAAGGTCGCCGTGCTCTTGCTCAGCAGGACCTGACCTACAGGCTGGCAAACTCAGGCTCCGCACAGTTGGGCCTGAATCGTGCTCAACTTGACTTCTCCTCAATCGGTCGTGGTGCTGCGGCTTATCGCTTCCAGGTTGAGAGCGAACGGGCAAGCCAGTTCGCAAACCCAGCTTTCCAGGCACAAGACGCACTTCGTCGTCAACGGCTCCGAGAAGAGCAAGCCCTTACGGAGATTTACCGCAACGCTGGAGTGCGTCCTGAATCGTCTGGTTTCTACAAACTCCAGGCTAACGAGGCAGGGGATCAGCGTCGGGTACAAGCTGCCCAGAACATCGTCGCACTCCAACGTCAACTCGTAGACCTGCAACTGAAGGGTCAACTGACAGACTCTGAATCGCTTCGTCTGCGTACGCAAATCAGCACGAAGGTTCAGGAGGAGATCGCAGCCCGAAACAAGGCCGGTAACCTCCAGGCCCAGCAGAACCAAGCCGAACGAAACATGGCTCGTGTTCAGGGGATTGGTGGAGCCTCCCTTCTTGCTGTCCAAGCTTCGCTGATGGCGAACTACTCTATCCTGAATGGTTTCACGGGGTCAATCCGTTCCGCTGTCTCAGGTTCG